TCTTATTCATTGTTTTTTTTGATGTTTTTTTTTTTTTTTTTTTTTTTTTTTTTTTTTTTTTTTTTTTTTTTTTTTTTTTTTTGGGATAAAGGCGCGAAATTAATAGAACTTTTCGACACCTTTATAACTCTAATTTAAGGCACAGGGATTCTCGATTCCTAAAACTTACGAGAATGTAAAAACCCCTTTTCCGACTCACGTCAGAAAAGAGTAAAACCTATTACCAAAATTACTGTTACGACGTGTGTCGAGGATATACATATAGAACTGTATAACCCCCCGTTCGCCTTGAACGGGTATCCCTCCACTACCAGTGGGGTGTACATTCTTTTAACCCAAAGAATAGGAGTTCGGTTTAGTCCTCATGAACTGGAGGCTGCTTTTTATAGTTAAGCATAAAACTACCCAAATTATCCAATTGGGCACGGAGTTCCATTTTTATTTTGAGAAAGATCTAATCTCCTTGAGTACCCGGCAGTATCAAGTTCATAACTACCGGTGGAGCATTCAGGAAGAATAAAAATGTAAAATCTTCCGCAACTTCAGTATAATAACGCGTTAAAACAGGCGTAGTCACATCTGGAATATCAGTGCCATCCATATGAATTCGCCATCCATTTGTTCCTTGATAATAATTATTCGAAGTATAATCTAACCATCTGCATGGGAAAAATTTATTATTAGAATAGTATGGCAATTCAATATCTAAGACTGTATCAGTACCTCCAGTAGTAAATGTATTTCCGGAATTTATTCCGTGTAACTCAAAGAAACCGTGAGGAAGTCGATCATCACTATACGCTGATTCTGTAAAAGCATAATTATATCCTGTGTATTGATCAACTGACAAACGATTTGCATACAGTGCCACGGAATCATTCTTAGCCTTAACAACTTTCCATCGCATACCACCTCGCATTCCTAGGAATGCAGGTGCGAGATAATTGAAAATTGTATTAGCAGTATAATTATAGAATATAGAGTTAGTTTCACAAGTTGCACCTGGAACACAACCCCGATGACATGGGAAAAACGACATAGAACGACTATATATTCGGTCTCTCACCATAGCTCTATATGCAGAATGATGGTACATTTGCCGATGTAACAACTGTCTAAAACTGGTTATTGTTTCACCAATATACACTTTTGTCAAAGCAGATGAGCCAGAATTACCAGGAACTAATTCAACTTGAGCACCACCAGCATTAACAGGTGCCGTAGTTTCTTCAATAAAATTAACATCCCCGGCTAATGATTCATTCAAAGTACCGGCTTGGGGCTCTATTGCATCAGGAGTAGGCACATCTTCACTCACCACACCAAATTTAGCGATTTTCCAATCAGTTGGTGCAAATAATTGAAAATTATCACCAGCGCTAACAAACACGTTTATTTGTACGACTGCGGGGGAACCTGAGCTTACAACTGTTGAAGAAGCTTGCAACTCATTTAACACATATATCGATAACGCACCATTAGAACCAGTTACTGGCGTTAAAGGTATTGTTCCATTGGAAGTGAAATATGTTTGTGATGTACCTGGATACGGAGGTATTGCCAATAACGAGCGTTGTTGATTGTTATCAATGGTCATTGTGAAATCTCGTGTCTTTGAGATATCAATAATCTCCGTAAAACGCATATTTTCTCCAATACCCGTCAAAGAATCACCTGCAGGATCATATATAATCGCCAAACGACCTTTATGAAAATTAGAGGAAACTATTTGAAATCGAAACTTAATAGAACCTGACCAATATTCAAATGGCATTGATGCAAAACCTATGGCTGTAGGTATTGCTGCAGTATAATATACGTCATCAGGATAATACTGACTCGTGAGATTGCAATATGAAGGTAATACTAACATACTATACAAATTGCTCTCAGGGGCAGAAGAAGACATCCAATTGAACGTATCCAAATATGTTTCACGCTGTGCAATGCTTAAAACTGATAACTCATCACCAAAGTTTACACCAGCTATCTGCGGATCAATAGTCAATTCCTGTTTGACGTCAACAGCCATTTTTGCAGTTGGAACTTGCATATTGGTTGTAGCGCCTTTAGGATCTACTTTAACAGTATTAACTTGTCGATCTAAGTTTAACGGTGCAGAATAACCAAAAGCTTTTGCTATAGATGCCACATTTCTTGCCATAGTTTGTGTAGCTAACGCATATGGTCCAATTGTGGGCACATTTTTAAGTGCACCAGCAGCTTGTGCTACATTAGTTGCTACCGTAGAAATCGATGCTTTAGAATCACCAAATTCTCCTATTTGAGGTTCAATTTCTCCACATTGGGGAACCACTGTTTCTGTTGGTGAAAGCATTTCTACATTTTCCATCCATGCATATATTGTGACGGTTACAGCTGGAGCAGTAACACCAGGTGCCACAGATCTAAGCTCATTCATGGGTAACAAATATATCAAACCCAAATCATCCCAATCTGCATCCTTAACATTGAGGTACTCTTTAAAATAGAAAAAAGGACATTTTATAGTACCGCCTAAGGAAGTAGTTGGATCTATGAAAATCCGCGGCCACTGTGAAGCAATTACTAAACTCTCATTCATATCACTAACATGATCCCAGAAATGCAAAGGTCGATAAGCCATCATCAAGCGGCCATATAAGAAAGGACCACCATTAATGACAGCTTTAACACACAAAGTACCACGCAGGTTATAAAAATTATTCAATTTTTGAATAACACGTGTGTCTGACAAATAGTCGAACCATGGATTAAATTTAATACTAGAAGATCCATTTGTCCAACTAGTCTGTCGGATGCGAACGGGACGTGAAAGAAAGTCTTTGAGAGCAGATCTATCAGCCGTTATACGAGTTGCGTAATCTCTCTCAGGAGCAGAAGCATCTAAATACTCCTCCTCAGTTTGTTCTGCAAAAGCAAGAACGGGTAATTTCATCTCAGAGGCCTGAGGCGAAATTACATTCGGGAAATCCATCCCTGCAATTTTTACGGGTAAAATTGCTAACCACTCATGTAAAGTATATTCATCATGTATTTTGTTAATCTTTTGTTATTTTTACAGTATATGTAAGATTATTATATACAAAGGCTATGCTTGACTGGTCAAGTCAACTCATTCTGAGTTTTTATTTACAACTATTTATATAAGCCTTATTTATCAATACGCACCACCATACATTAAAACGGGTAACCATATATAAACATGTAGTCTTTAATTAAGGTGTACTACACATCACCACTCACCCCAGAATTGATACTCATCGGCACTAAAACCTTCGTCTTGGTTTTCGGGCGGAACAATGCCGTAGTATTTTTCCAAATATGCATCTTTACGGGAATCATAAGACATCCCAATAGTTTTGCATAAATTGGTGAGATCACAGTCCTTAGCGACCTCGGTTAATTGAGTTCTACGCTTCTCGTAAAGCTCTCTTCCATGCAAAAAGAATTCAGACAGTGCATTGTCTATATTACCTGCTGATACAACTTTATTTGTAACAACTTTTGATTCCTTAATCGCATGTAAGGATTTAAAAATGGATTCCTCTGCTAAAGGACCAAGATAGTGCTGAACATCTTCGTCAAATCGAAATCGACGTTTTAAGAAATCAGTATCATCAAAATGGTCATACTTCTTAAGTTCTCCATCTTTACGACCAGAGGTAACTGTCACTCCATACTGAGCCAAGTAATCTCGAAAAGATATATTATTAAATAGATCATATTTCTCATCTACATTACTTGTACGATCATCTCCGTACGTGACTTCAGCTACAACATCTGTATATTTCCCTTTAAAATCTGGGTATACAGAACGAAAAACTGATCGTCCATATAGTGTATTAATCATACTACCTACATTTGCAGTAAAGTTAATACCTGAACACCAAAATCCATGCACTTGGATTAAGGTGCCATTATGACATATAGTAGGATTTACTACATCTACTATCATGTTGCGCATGATTTTTATGTCATCTTGTGTATAATTTTTTGTGTATTCTGCTAACTTCACACAAATAGAAAGGGCAGCCATAGTCATCTGGCTAGGCATTGCTGTATCATATAGTTTATAATCTAAAAATATCATATTAGTTTTATTAAACTTAGATAAATGTTTAGCAATGCTCTCCCAATCAGGACCAATTGGATTAACTCCAACCGCAACGCTGGTCTCTAGAGGGTTGTATCCTAAAAATTGTAGTACTGGCAAAAAATATTCACGAACTAACAACTGATAAGCTAAAGGTGCTGCTGTAAATACGCGCACTTTATCTTTAGTTTGTTTAGTAGGTTCATCTTTTAATGATGCCTTAAATAAGGGATACACTCTCTCGTCACGCAAATACTTTTGCTTGTACTCTTCATAGACCTTCCAAAATTGTTCATCTAATACACGGGAAATTTGATTATCTTCCTCAATAACTGTGATGTATTTGGATTTTGGTCCAGCTAACGGAGCACCAGCTGAAGTTTTGGTGACAATGGGCTCAATAAATCTTTGCCCTACACGTCCATCCATAATTTCCTTACGAGTCAGTGGTTTAAATCTGTCTTTCCAAACCTCTTTCTGTCGATCATATATGGATATCAGTGTTTTGGTATAATCCTCAACAGCCCACTCCAAATGGGCAGGATCTATACCAGGAGATGATTTAAGAATGGCGTCTAAATGAGCACGCCATGGAACATGTCCACTCTTACCATCAACTCCTTTAAGCTTTGGAGGACCCCATAACTGAGGAACACCCATGTGTTCTTCCACACTCTTCGAAATTACCGTATCGACAACACTAGTTTTTGCAGTTGCCTTCCCTATACACTTTCCATAAATTTCACAATGTAAATTATCATCTTTAATATGTGTAATGGGATCATGTTTATCTAAGGGTTTAGGTACCGTAATAAGTACTCCATATTGCTTCTCCGGTAACTCTCCAGGGTCAGCTGAAACCACAACACCTGGCCTAAGGGAATATTTCTCAATACCAGCTTCAAGTTCTTGGCGGAGAACCTGAGCACAAACACCTGTCCTTTTCCCAATTACTCCTCCCAAATGCAAACCTACTATACAACTAACTTTCATCTCGCTATACAATACTGCACAACACAAACCATTAAAAGTAGGAAATGGCGTTGTATATTCTGCACCTAAAAATTTTTTACTTGTTCCATTAGAGATATTCTCACGAACTTTAAAATCATTTATTGCGCCACCAATCACTTTACCATCTTTATGCCTATATAACATATGTACATAAGGGTAATCTATGGACTTGCGCGGAAAACAATCTAAAATATTAGAAAAATCTCCAGAATTTGGAACAAATATTAAAGCCAAATCATGCTTAGGTAGAATAATAACATTTTTCGGATTAAATGTAGTAGTAAAAGAGCTATTCATACATTTACCGTCAAAATTTGGTTTTCTCACTACTTTTATAGAACGATCAGTATCTTTAAGTGCATGAGCAGGAACTAACAGAAAATTCGTCTTAACAAAAAGCCCATCACTAAACCTCGAATCTGAGAATATGACAAAAACTAAATTCTTTTTGACAATATTCTTCAATTCTTCTGGTTTACTTTGACGTACTTCAGGTAAAGAATCAATATGTATCTTTTCCCAATCTCGCAAATAATTCTCATCCTTTTCTTCATGGTCGCGGATTAATATATCGCTAATCTCAACTGCATCTAAATTCGCTTGACTAGTTATATCAAATTTAGAAATCTGATATAATTTATATGCTGAATATAAAATTGCTGCTGAGGTAAACGTAGCTATGCCGTATGCAAAGTATTTCTCCCTAATTTCTGAGAACATACTTTGAGTATTTATTGTACGAGATTCTAGAATTTTCTTAATACACTTCTGTTTCTCTTTTTCTACTATACGAGCATATGTTAGGAGTAAATTGAGCAAATAAGCTCCAACAACACAAAAAGTAACAATTATCCACCATTCATTTGAACTACGAATATTTAAAGCGAAGAATATAAAAATATACCTAAAAATGTATCTCCAAAATAAATCATTCTTCTTAATGTCAAATTCCCATTCAAATTTTCTCTTTATATAAATAGCAAAATCCAAAACATAATCATTAACTATGTTCTTATTGCCATATTCTATACAAGAAAAAGCGCTAAACAAAGGGATAAAATAACGTCGGAAAAATGTACTTATTATCAGAACTATAAATAATAATGCAATATACATAAACTTAATATAAATTTCATATTTTACATTCTTCACAATATCTTCTCGATAATCTAGACAAATAGCTTGTACGCCTCCTTCTGTGGATAACCAGGCTGTTGGAACATAAGTAGTCCAATGAGTCCATTTACTATTACATAACTTCTTAAACTGTAAATAGACTTGTTCTTCCATATATTCATCAAATTTTTCTCTATCTTCATCTAACTTATTCATTAAATGTTCAGAATCATCAGTATTCAATAGAGATAGCAAAGCTTTAGCAGCACGTGGCATAAAACCAGCTTCAGGCATTATAATATCAGCCCTACAATCATCTAAAACTTCATCAGAATTTATGGAGGAAATGGATGTATTCTCTGAATCATCATCATCAGAATCATCAGGAATACATGAATCACAGACTACTGTGAGTGTTGGTCCTTCAGGACAGATACAGAATTGCTTAACTTTTGAACACTTCAAACATGGTTGTAATGCTATTTCAACATTTTCTGAACCAGCTACTATAGCACGTTGAATTTTAAAATGTTCTTTTGTTATATCTTCGATATAATCGAGTATAACAGGCAATCCTACATCTTGTAACTTCGTTCCTTTATAATCAGGGACGAACCGAACATAATCGTTCGGTGTGTGTGGCTGTGGTCTACCAGTTAAATCTAACTTCTTCTTTTTTGGTAGTATTAGACAACGGTATAAAGTGAAATCCCATATATCAGTTAACACTGATGGGTTCTCTCCATATACTTCATAAACTTTCGGTTTATCTATACTAACTCCACCTTCTACTCGAAATTGAGGCTTGACTGTCTGCACAATTTCAATATCCCATCTTCTTATCACAGAAGCAGGTTCCATTGAAGTCGTTTTTGCATTATAATCTCGAACATTGGAATTTCCGCCAATAACATAAGGGGCTGGAAATTTCTTACCTTTAGATTCGAGATCTGCTGCTGGTAAACACACACACTGGTTATTCGCCAATAAAATCATTAAATCTGGGCGGGTGGAACCATTAGGGCTTGGTGGCTTATTACCAACATCATCCCTTTTGATTCCTGTAGTATGATTTTTAATTGTCGAATAATATGGATCTTCATCATCGGCTGTTGCCAAATATTCGGGTCCATAGGGATACCCATTACGCATTAAAATAAACTTGGTGAATATATCTGTCGACGTAGATTTACCTACACCTGATTCACCTAATATCATAAACGTAAAAGGGCTTACCCTCAATTTACATGCGGAGCGTGATAATACAAAATTAGCATGCAACTCACGTAAAACATTGGTGCGAGAATAAATAATACTTCTCTCTGCACCAGGATCCATTCCGCGATAGATCATATCAGCTTTCTCTATTAATTTCTTAAGTCTACAATCAAATTCATTGAAAGTGACATTCTTTTCTTTTTCTAGAGAACCAACCATCGCGTAAACGGAATATTCTTTCAGACAAGCAAACTCTTTATCAAATTCTAAAGCTGCACTGTCCGAAAAAAGGAATCCATTGAATGAATGATCCATCCAAAGGATATATCCACCTTCTAAAAAATATATTAGGGTGGACCATAGGGCGTCAACGAGTGTAATACAACTCGCTTGCCCTTTCATCGCTTCTATTGAAAATAATTTAAGTGCACCTATTTTATATTCAAATTTAGTGCCACTTAAAATGCCCAATGTAAGGGCCATACTAATAAGCGATGAAATTCTGCCGAATGCCGGATTGTGGACCACTGCAGTCCAATTTATTTTTGCCTCCTTCATGGCAATCAGCCATTCTGGTAAGTCCGCTTGTGGGGACACGGCATCGGCACCCAAAATCTCAACAATATACTTATAAATAGTACCAGTAATTGTAAGATCCGGGTAAAAATGTTTAGCAAAACTAAATGTACATGCTACAGCGCCTGAAACGCTTTGTACGTCCATTAATGTAACATAGTATGCTAAACAGGACTCTACTATTCCAAATGCGTTGACACTAGCATATTTCTTAAGTGTCACTAATTGGGAACAATATTGTCCAAATTGGGGAGTATACTTAACTCGACCCCGAACTTTTTCTTTTGCTTTCTCATGGTTTCGTTTCTTATTACGATAATCCATTCGTCTGCCTACCTTCTCGTTGTTCTCTCGTTCTGCAAAAGTTAGAACAGGTAGTTTCATCTCAGAAGCCTTAGATGAAACTTTCGGGACATCCATCCCTGCAATTTTTGCGGGTAAAATTGCTAACCGCTTAACACTTGTCTCAGATTTTTGGAACTTTGTGTACACATTTTTCCCTGTGCACGGGGTCAGCGCACCGGACTCTCTCCGGGCAGAGGGGTTGATTGACATTGTATCAAGTTGCTTCATAGTCTCAGGAGGGTCTACTCCATTTAACTAAAGGTGCAACAACCTGTAAGTCGTATGACCATTTCCCTTATTTACTACAAATATACCAAGGACTAATATATATGTAGGCTATTCATAGCTTAACTCTTTAAAGACTGAGTAGTTGAGTCTTGTGGACAAGAAGGACAGTCCGAGTGAGTTTTAAAGTACTACTCACTGTGAAATCTGATCTGCGTAAACCGCAAATACTAGTTTTCAGTAGCGAAGCTTATTCCACCAAAAACGATCAGATTTGATTATTCAGTAACTAACTTCTGAACAAATACGTTCGTTGGTCGTATCACGGTGTATGGCTAACACCTCGATACAGTTGAAAATATACGTAGATATAATCAACTAGCAGTCTCATCTAGTACAGTGACTGCGAGTAAATCGACATCTCTGTCGAACCATTGAAAGCATGGATATTATATATGAGGCCAAAATATAATATCTTCAATGTCTCTAATGAGTAACTTGCCTCCAATCTGACTACCTCGTTAGGGTAGTCAAAGGGGGTTTTGATAGTACTCTATCGACGAGATTAAAACTGGCGGTACCCAGTATCTAACAACACTAAAAAGAACCACACTATGAGCATCAGATGCTCATAGTGCAATGAATTAACATTGTTAGAGCATAAAATGCCAAATAATAGGTAAACGCGCGCGTGGGGGTCCGGTTTAGAATAGTTATATCTGCTTAATTCGTCAGTATGGTCCACACCGTTCAAATCGGTTGCACCCATTGTTCTGTATTTTAATCTACCGGTTGTATCATTTTTG